CCTTAGTGAGATTTGGGGTAACAACATCGTATTAGGTCTTATCCCGGCTCGTCCTGCACCACGTACTCCTGCTCTTGGGTATGAGTTCCTGTTCCCGATGCCGGGTACTGGACGACGTACGCAGGATAATGTACAGGTCGATAGACGGCGTGACGATGACCGTATCGGTGACATCGTTCGTGCTCGTCGTCGCTATGACCTTAAGCTGGTGGGTAAGGACCCAGACCTCGCAGGTAACCCTGTGGTGTCGGGTATGCTCATTCAGGACGTATTGAGTAGCTAAACTAAGGGAGTTTAGATAATGGCTGATGTATTAGCATGTAAGTACCGTTACGTTCGAGGTGATGGCTCTGAGGGTAAGCCCTACGAGCGTGTAGTGTTAGAGCCAGGTGACAAGGCTAGTAACCTTCCTGCTGATGTTAAGAAGGAACTTAAGGAAGCTGGCCTTGTCGTTGATGAGAAGCTGCTCGACAAGAATAACAACCGTATCCCAGGCGCTGTGGCTGTGGGTAAGGATGAAGAGGACGACGAGCAGAAGTCTACGCCCGCAAAGAAAACTACCGCATCTAGTGGTTCGAGTAGCTAATGAGTCATATTATCCCGATAGCCAAGATAAATCAGTTCTTGCCTTTAAATAAGTTAGAGCTGCATGACCCTTCTCAGGGTAACTCTAATGACCATAGTAAGATTATGGATTTAGAAGAGTCGGCTCGGGATATTGTGATTGCTAAGCTATCGTATCAGTTAGATACGACTAGTTGGTTTGACCCTATTGAGCCCCCTAATTTAGTTGTTAATATTACAGGGATGTTAATAGCTGGGTGGGTTTATGATAGGCAGTTTGCCGAAGAGTCCACAGATGGGACTAGTTATGGCAAGCATAAAGAAGCTGAGGCATATCGTTTGTTGGAGGGCATCCTAAACGGGGTATATAAGTTACCGGGTGCTATATACTTAGATGACCCCGATAGGGTGCCCTCCACAATCGAGACTGATCCAATCTTTACTATGGAACAGAGAATTTAATGTTTAATTTTAGTATACGGGTATCTCCTGCTATAGGTATGATGGCTGGTAGGCTTAGTCGTTTTGCTGGTGATATTCGTTCTACTAAAGAGCCCATGAAACAAGCAGTAAATGAAGTAATCAAGGATAGAATTGCAGATAACTTTGCTGGAAGGACTGACTCAGGGATAGATTGGCCCCCAATGGAGTATGATGTTACTCCATATATGCCATATAGACGTAATAGACCTTCTCAGCAATGGAAACCGCTACTTGATGTAACTGGTAACTTACTTAGAGCTGCATTAGCTGATGCGCGTTGGCAATTTGATGGTCAAGCAGGAGAAGCTTGGGTACCTTACGATACCTTTTCTAGAAGTAATGCACCTTATGGTTTCTACCAACATGAGGGCGCATATACTACAGGATTAGGGTTTCCGCATGTTATTCCCCCTAGACCTTTCTTTTCTATCCGAAATGATACAGATTTACCTAGGATGGAAGAGATATTTAGTGAATGGTTAGGTACAAGAGTAGATAGTGCTTTAAGCGCTAATAGAGGAAGTCAATTAATTGGACAGCGCTGATAAGCTGTCCGAAGTAGGGGCAGCACTAGAGACTTATGTTAAAGCTGCTAATAGCAGCAACGATTTTGATTTAGATGTAGTAGACATTTGGTATAATATTGAGAGTAGTGTACCACGTACACCGGCCATACTTATAGAGCCGCAGGACATTGGCCGTGATATGCAGGAAACGGGTTTCACTACTGTAAACCAATTTAATTTTTTCTTCACTGTTCTACATAGTAGGATGGGAAGTGAAGGTGAAACTAACCAAGAGTGCTTACAGATAGCTGAAGATTTAGAAGAGGTGTTACACGCTAACAGGCGATTGGATAAGCTATTAGTACATAGTATGGTTTCGTCTATATCGTTAGGTGTAGCAGCCCGACAAAAAGTTATGCTTAGAGCAGCTAGACTTACTTGGAGTGGATGGAATAAAACTAGGATGCCGCCTTTATAAGGAATTAAAATGCCCGACGTAACTGTAAACTTGACTAATCTTAAAAAAGGAACTTCTGTAACTGTTCCTGGTTTAGGAGTATTTGAGAACGGTTCTACCACGGAAGTAAGTAAAGCTGTAGTGGACCGATTTGTGGCTTCTAAGCCTTCAGCTAAAGATGTTGTATCTGGCGATAAAGTATTAATTACTAACGAACGTAAAAAGCCCGCTGAATCTAAGCCCGAGTCTAAACCTGACTCTGAACCTGAACCCAATAATGACGTTGTAGAAGTAAACGTAACCAAGGAGGAAAGTGATGACTAAAACCTTAGGAGCCGCGGGCTACATTGGGGTAGCTATTGAAACTACTCCTAATGAGTATGAAGCGCCCACGAAGTTCTTTCCTATTCGTACTGAAGGCTTAAGCTGGGTACAGAACACTAACTGGCGGCGAGTGATTCGTGGTACCGCTGATGTTATTGGTGCTGTAGCAGGTAATGGTAACGTTGAAGGCGACATTGATATGGAGCTTTTGACTGACGTATTACCGTATTTCCTGCTTTGTGCCCGAGGTGAACTTACTAAGAGTGGTACTGCCCCATTTGAGTACGAGTTTACCCCTGCTCACGGGGCGTTAGCTGCAAATACCATGAGCATTACTATCGTACGTGGTGAGGAAGCCTTTGGATACGTGGGCTGTGTTGTATCATCTATGACCTTCAGTGTTGACAATGACATGGGAGTTATGAACCTTAGTATCTTAGGCGCTGCTGAAGAGTCTGTGGCTATACCTGCTGCCCCGGCATATGGTGACGATGTGCCATTTGGTGCGGGTACGTGGAGCTTGCAGATTCCTACTGATACTCAGATATTTGATGCTGATAACTTCTCCTTCGAGATTAATGATAATGGTGAGGTTCAGAACCGTCTGAAGGACTCTCTTGGTGCTGAGTTTATAGCTTATGGTGAGCGTGACTTGCAGTTGAGTCTTGACCGCGACTTTGAGGACCGCGACGAGTATCAGAACTTCAAGGACCTTACTTCTCGTTCTGTCACTGTGGCCCTTAATGAAGCTGCTAACAACCAAGTATCCTTTGAGATGGTGTCAGCTATCATTGATGAATATGCTGTGAACCTAAGTGGTGTAGGTGATCTTGTTCGTAGCAGCACGACGTACATGGGTACGGCTGGCTCTGCTAACGAGGCGTACAAGATTGTCATTACCACTGATGAAGATGTAGACATCCCAGCGTAATGATATGAGTAATCTAGCTCCTGTAATACCGATAAATGCCCTAAGGGAGGGTAAAATGGTTAAAGCAACAGTAAGCAGAGATTCTGAGCGTAGAGAACTTAAGACTGCTCAGGGTGATGGTAACGAAGAGCCGGGATTTGTGGAATTACGGCGAATGACCTATGGAGAATTCCTTAGTCGTCGTGATATGGTGTCTAAGATGAGTTTCGACGGTCAGGGTAAAGACACTAAAGCAACGATGGAGATGGCTCAGGCTGTGGTAACACAGTTTGAGTTTAAGACCTGTATCGTTGACCACAACCTGACCGACGACAATGACAAGCCCCTTGATTTTCGTAGTGCTAAATCCCTAAGTATTCTTGACCCTCGCATTGGTGAGGAGATTTCTACTTACATTGACGAAATGAACAAGTGGGAACCTGAGGAGGATGGTGCCGACCCTTTGCCCGATTCGAGGGATTAGTAAAATCGGTAGTTATTCTCAACAACTATAAAGATGTAAGTCAAGACATAGTAGACTTTATCAACATGGTTGTTACGTGTAAGGAGTTTAGTACCTTACCAAATGAGGGTGGGGTACTAGACCAGGACCAACTCATTATGCGTAAGTTGAGAATAGTAGATAAGGCTTTAGCCGAAAAAGCCGAGAACGAAAGAAAAAAGGACAAGAAGTAATGGCCCTCACCTCCCGCGATGTAATGTTCGTCATGCGGTCCCAGGATTTTGCGTCGCGGGGTGTGATGGGCCTTGCTGGTTCCTTTAACAAGTTACAAAAAGAGTTAATGCGTATTGATGATACGCTTAAC